AATATGTACAAAATTATGTTTTTCAAGGAACTTCCGAGGGGCCAGGGGGTTTAAATGCTATTCAAAGCACTTACACATATGTACATAGAGCCGTTCATTATTCTTATGTAAATTTCTTGCACAACATTATTAATACAAAAAAGCAAGAATCACATAATTATAAAATATATCGTTATACGCCCGTTCTTATTTCAAATGTTTTACCCGCCGTCAGTGCCACTCCAGCGTATACTTACGACAACGCCAGAAAATCAAAGTATCGCAAGAACGATTACGACAATCTAGACACCTACGCGACCACCGCAGCTTGGCCTCTGAGCCAATCGTACAGTGCCGATTGGAAACCTACGGGATCAGCAGCAATCAGCCAGTACTTCATGGAAAAGATGCAAATCAACAATGGGCTGCACCAAGTCCGATCCCGTGAAACCTTCGACGCTGGAAACGTGAGCGGAGTGGACTTGACAACCCTCCCAGGGAGAAACACGCCGGTACAGTTGAACTTTACGATTGCAACAGGCAAGGCCGCAGAGTTTGGGTACACACAGTTTTTCCGGTTGTATCGTGCGAACGCTGCGAACGCGAACACACTGATCGATTACTTTGTTTGCCCACAAAATCCGGCAGACAAGCCCACCATTGCTTCTTCTTCTGTAGCTGCGAATGAAACCACGGTGGACTTCACACTAGGGAATCTGGATGCAACCCAGACCTACCGCCTCCGTTGGCAGGCGTACCAAGACTGCGTAGTTGATGTAACGAACGTAGATGCAGTAGCCAGTGGCTTTTCCGAAGAGTTTTTAGGAAATGCAATTCCAGCAACGATCCGTCTGTCTGGAGGAGACAGCACCGATTACAGCGATTTGAAGCAAGGTGTGGACTTAATGCTGGAAGTCAAGGTCAGCACCAGCCCATTGACTTGGGCCACCGTTCGATGCCATGAATTTTTTAGAAAAGGAACCACCAAGATTGCAGACACCACTTGCGATTTTTTGGATGGGTTCAGTTCCACAGAATCCACTTTATGACAAAGCACAATGCCAACCACCTTTGACATTGTCGGAGTCCGAGGTCCGCAGGGTCCATCGGGCACCATCACCAGCGCCTCTGCAACTTCGTTAGCCTACGGCAGTACTCCAACGGTCACGTTGGGGGGTACACCGGAAGCGCGAACGATGCAGTTCAACATCCCGCAGGGACAGCAAGGACCGCCTGGGCCAAGTGGTGGCTTCATCATCCGGCACAAGTACTCTTCCTTTAACGCATGGCAAGCGGACACTGATCCTATCAACAATCATGGCTTTACCGTTGGAGATCTAGGTTTGATTGGTGGAGACGAGACTGCCACAGAGTATGGCCGAGTCTACCTCTACAAGGGAGCCAATAACGGGGATACCGGACAAAGCAACGCATGGCAGTTCATTGTAGACTTTTCGGTGCAAGGCATTGAGGGACAAGCTGCAACGATCACCCTAGATCCTACGCAGTTGGTCGTGGATGACGTTGCGGACGCTGGGGTGGTAAACAACGGAAGTGAAAACGCAGCAGTACTGCAGTTTTCCATCCCAAGAGGGCCTGCCGGTACAGCAGCCACGGTAGCACCAGGGACAGTTTCGATTCTGGCAGAGGGGGCTACTCCCACCGTTACGAACACAGGAACAAACACCGCAGCGGTGTTTAATTTTGGAATTCCCTCACAACCTGGACCACAGGGGCCGCAGGGGGATAACGTTGCGAGTATTGCGGTCAATAATAATCCGAATGACAACACCAAGTATGACTTGGTGATGACGTTGGATGATGATCCGAATACCCCAACAAACCTGACCGCTAGTTTTGACAAACCACTGGCTGCAACAGCCACCGCAGGGACCGCATCCGTTCTTGCCGCAGGAAGTACACCCACAGTGACAAATTCGGGGACAACCTCTGCGGCAGTCTTTGATTTTGGGATTCCAACAGGTCCACAGGGGAATGGAATCGCATCGATTGCGATTGTAGAAGATCCGAACGACTCCACCAACTGGCAACTGACCGCCACGATGGATGATTCCACAACATTAACGCCGGTTACATTCGCCAAACCATCGGGTGTGGTCGATGTGGTCACAGTGGATGTGGACACGATCAAGTTTGAGTTGGAAGACGGTAGTTTCACAAGCAACTTCGATCTTCCGCGTGGCCTTCAAGGTCCATCGGGGACACTGGCCGTGTTGTCAACTACCACCGTGGCGTCAGGAAACAATGCTTCAGTAACGGTGGATGGAACAAGTACATTCAGCAGCCCAGGGATCGCAACTCATGCAAAACTGAACTTCTCCGTACCCAAGGGACGAGGCTTCACCAGCATTGCCATCGCAGACAACCCCAATGACAACACGCAATATCGGCTGACGTTCACTTCTGACGATTCAACAACTTCCACCGACACGGTGGATTTCGACAAACCCACCAATGGCACGAACGGCACAGGGTTTACTGGCGGCAGCTACAATGCTTCCACAGGGGTGGTTACGTTTACGAGCAATGATGGCTTGGGCTTCAGCACAACAGATCTCAGGGGAGAAGATGGGGCGGATGGGTCCACCACACTAAATGATTTGGACAACGTCGACTTGGTAACCAACGCACCCACCAACGGCCAGACGCTTACATACAATGGAACCAACTTTGTTCCAACAACACCACTCAACCCGTTAATTTACGCAATCGCTTTAGGATAACCAATGGCATTTTCAAGAAGTTCAACAGTCGTAGGGACCAGCGCAACCGATTTGCTGGCCACCGTCAGCGGGGAAACGGTAGTGATCGGATTGGTGGTCGCTAACGTTGGAACTGCATCGGATACGATCACCGTTTACATACAAGACAACGCTGGAACACCAAACCAGTATCATCTAATCAAAAATGCACCAATACCCGTGGGATCGACATTGTCCGTGTTAGATGGTAAGGTAGTGCTTGGTAATGGGGATAAAGTGGTCTGTAACGCAGGGACCAGCGCCACTGCCCTAGAAGCAACCATCAGCGTGTTAACGATATGAGTTACATCGGCAGCAAACGATCAAGCAGTTTAGTTAGTTTTGATGAGGGTACGATTGGTAGTGGGGTTGTGTTTCCTGCTAGGCATGTTTTGCAAGTTCAAAGCGGAACCTACGACACTCAAACATCTATTGGCACTACTGCAACAGCAGTAATAACACTAACGTTCAATACCATAGGAACTAATTCAACTTTTTATGCACATGCTGTTTCTTGTGTTGGTGCTTCTGCTGATTCAGAAGGATATTATGGAGGTATATGTTTAAAAGAAGGATCAGCAGTTGATTTTAGATCTCCCATGCAAGTATTTCCAGGAACAGCTTACAATGATGATGGTGGGACAAGCAATGTAGGTAATCCTTTATTTGGGAATGACTATGGAAATGGATTTGGAAATGCGTATCAAATTTTGTTTCCTGCGTGGTCTGCTGAAAAAGCTACAACAATAGCAGCAGGTACTGAGATTACAGTGGCTTTATGGTTTCGTGGTGTCAATACTTTATATATTAATAGATCATCAATTAGAGGAACCCATGAAGGTGGGATCACTAGATTAGTAGTACATGAGGTTCAATCATGATAATTGATATACATCGTGCGCTTGTAGAACTGTATCCAAATGGTGCAGGATATATACAAAAAGGTGATAAATATTCTGGTTTAAAATGGGTTGATGCTAGGCCAAAACCATCAGAATCCGAAATCCAAGCAAAAATTGCAGAACTTACTGCAGCAGAACCAATGCGTAAACTACGAGAACAACGCAACCAACTCCTAGCACAATCCGATTGGATGGCAGTAAGCGATAGAACAATGACCCAAGCACAAATCGACTACCGACAAGCCCTAAGAGATTTACCCCAAACAGCAGACCCACAACTAGATGAACAAGGCAATCTAACCAACGTAACGTGGCCCAGCTATGAGTAATGCACGGAATATAGCGAACTTACCAAACGGAGATGACGCTCCAGTGTATGCGTGTAGGGCATGGGTGAATTTTGATGGAACTTTAACTTTTTCGCCAAACCCCGGAACTAATACAATTAGAAATCACGGGAATATTTCCAGCATTTCTGATGATGGAGGGACAGGCGGAACTTATACGATAAACTTTGATAAGGATATGCCTGACAATGATTACGTTGTTGCTGCTTGTGGTAGACATCAGAATGGAGTCAGTGACAGTGGAATTATCGTAACAGTTCAAACAAGTGACGGGGAGGCTAATGTAACAGCAGGATCTGTTAAAATTACTACAATGAATAGCGCAACAAATCTTACTAATTCACCATTTGTCTCAGTCGCAATTTTTAGGTAAGGAACCAAATGAAACTAGCAATTTTTCCCAATGACGAAGGCACAATCAGTGTGTTAGTACCTGCCCCAAACTGTGGACTTACTTTAGAACAGATCTGTGCTAAAGACGTTCCGACCGGAGTCAAGTACAAAATCATCGACAGTTCAGAACTCCCAGCAGACCGAGAATTTAGGGGGGCGTGGGACTATGATTTCACCAATTCATACGATGGAATAGGCGCATGATAACGATCAATCTGACTAAAGCAAAAGAGATTAAAAAGGACTATCTTCGACAAGAACGCAAGCCTTTGTTAGAGGCTCAAGACGTTGCCTACATGAGAGCGCAGGAAGCTGGCGAAGACACCACTGCCATTGTTGCGGAAAAGGTTCGCTTACGAAACATCACCATGCTCTGTGATACCGCAGAAACCGTGGAAGATTTAAAAGCTATTGACATCAGCGCCTCATGACCACCGCAGCAGAATTAGCATCCTACGCCAGTAGCTTTCCGAGTTTCCGTAATCGGATTATCAATGGGGATATGAGGATTGCTCAAAGAGGAACACCTGGAACAACTCCAAATACTAATAATTATTTATTAGACAGATTTTCGTTAAGTAGATTTGGAGGATACCCAGATAATGCTACTCAATCGCAAGACACAGATTCTCCTTCTGGGCATTTAAAATCTTTAAAATTTATTCGTAATAGTGGTCACACTTTAACTGGAACTAATGGCTCTGCACTTACTTATGCAGTTGAAGGTAATGATATTTATCATTTCAATTGGGGAAGTTTAGCTGCAAAAGCAGTAACATTGTCCTTTTGGGTCAAATCAAATAAAGAAGGAAATTTTCCTTTAATTCTGACTGATTCTAATAGTGCTTATGATATAGGGAAGTTGTATACAATATTAGAACCTAATACTTGGGAACATAAAAAAGTACCTATTGAAGCACCTACTTCTGTAGGGACATTTAATACAGATAATACTGCCGGATTGTATATTTCTTGGGGATTTGGTGCAACTGATTCTTCTAGAATTGCACAAGGCTCAACATGGGGTGCTTCAAATAGTAGTGGTGCGACAAAGTCTATGGTTACTGGGGCATCGACTTCATTGGCTACAGATAGCGGTGCAACCTTCTACATCACCGGAGTCCAGCTTGAACTCGGCACAGTAGCAACCCCATTTGAGCATCGGCCCTATGGGGCAGAGTTGGCGTTGTGTCAAAGGTATTATTACAAGAGTTATAATATTGATGTTGCTCCTGGCACTTCAACAAGTACTGGCGCACATTGGAATGTTACTGTTGCAGGAGTAGGTTGGGTTACTTACCAATTTCCAGTTTCTATGAGAGCAACACCAACTTGTACAGCATATTCAACAAATGGCACGGCTGGGCAATTACATAATACATACTACGGATCTTACACTGCCACTAGTGTGCAAGCTGTTGGTCAAAGTGGTGTTACCATCTCAGGTGGGACTAATTCAAATCAAGGGAATATTGGTCAAATTACAGCAGAAGCAGAGCTTTAATTATGTATAAAAAGTTAATAAATGTATTTAGTGGTGAAGAGCAGCAGTGCATAATGAAAATTTCAAATAAATCATTTATTCCATTCGACCCAGCAAACACAGACTACCAAGAATACCTGCAATGGCTAGCAGAAGGAAACGAACCACTTCCAGCAGATGAACCAGAAGGACAAACAGCATGAGTTACATCGGCAATCAACCAGTACTAAACACCAGTGAGTTCCGAGAGGAGTTTAGCGTTACTACTGCGACTCAGACGGTTTTTAACACCTCTGGGTTCACAGCAAGTGCAAACTCCACCCATTTAGAACTTTATCGAAATGGTGTCCTTCTCAGCAAGGATGACTACTCTCTGGATTCAGATGCAGCAACGATCACGTTGGTTAATGCTGCCGTAGCGGGAGACATCGTAGTTGTCACAGGACGCAGGGATAACACAAAGATCCCTGTGGAGGTGGGAGAGACGGCGGAAGAGATTGTGATGACCAGCGCAACAAACACTGTGAATTCACCTCATGATGTCTCTTCAGCACTAACACATTTGTATCTGAACGGGGTAAAGCTGACTACCACGGGGGCATCGCCTGATGTAACAAGTATTAACCCATCAACGAAGGTCATTACGTTCGCATCCAATCTTGCGATTGGAGATGTAGTCACAATCGTGAGCCGAGTAGCAGTTCCGGTGACTCCGAATAATCAAGTGACCCATTATTCAACCATCAGCAATGACATCACTGTGCCGAGTGGACAAAACGTAGCTTATTTCGGAGATACTACGTTCGCAGGAAATGTAACGGTAAGCGGTGGGAAGATGGTGGTCGCACATGGTGCTGCAAATTTCCAGGGGACTGTGAACGTAACAGGAACCGGATCAATCCTTAACATTGTCTGATTATGAGTAACGCATCATTTCAAATGAATGGGGTCGAAGTATTCTCTGAGAATGCTCAAGTCGTAAGCACTGGTGCAGGGTTTCCTGCTGGGCATGTGATTCAGAAAAAGGCAATAATGGTAGCTGGTGTTGATATTGGAGGGACATATACATCGTTTGAAGGGTTTAGTAATTTTGACATTAGTTTAAATCGGACGAGTAATACTCATGCAATTTATGAAGTATTTGGTTCGGCAGTAAGCACAGAAGCAGCAAGCCGAGCAGTAAATATAGCAGCAAGACGTAGTGATGGAGCAACATATAGCGGAACTAATGAAGTTAATTTACATACCGATTCTGAGGGTAATGGGGAGTATTATTCAAACTCAGGTGTAGTTAGAGCACCTTTAGCTTTAAAAGCACTTGATACGGTTAATATTAACGGATCTTATACTTACCGTTTTTTTGCAAAAGCAAGTGGAACAGCTTATTTTTCGTTAAACGGTGGTGGTGACATTTTTGTTTGTATTACTGAATTTATTCCAACGGCATAAAATGAATACTAAAGCACAAGCAATACTAACACTAAAACCTAAAATCGAATTTAAGTTTGAAGGACAGAAGTTCACGGCATTAAATGGTTGGGTATTGCCAAGTGAAGCAGAAATCCAAGCAAAAATTGCAGAACTGCAAGCTGCAGAACCTCTACGTTTACTCCGTCAACAACGCAACCAACTGCTCCAGCAAACCGATTGGATGGCAAACTCTGATGTAACGATGTCCGAAGAATGGAGAGTTTATCGACAAGCCCTTAGAGATCTACCAAATACCCAGACACCTTCTTTAGATGAAAACGGACAATTGACCAACATTACATGGCCTGAGAAACCTCAATGAGCGGAACACTACAAGTCGGAGGAGTAACCCTCGCAACCCATACGGAATCACCGAGTACATTGACGTTGGATAGTGGTGTAGCGTTTCCTGCTGGGCATGTCTTGCAAGTTGTTCATACAGAAACAACTGAAACAAATACATTAGACACTACATATACTAATTATTACGAAGTACCACTAACTTTAAAATCTAACTCATCAGATGTTATAGTAAGTTTTACAGTTCAGTGGAATATATCTAATTCAGATTCTGGTTTTGGTCTTCAAATTTACAGAAAAAATAGCACTGGAGTCACCACATCAGATACAGCAGTTTGGACAAAAAATCCTACAAATCCAAGCATTGGGCCATTTACGGAGTACTCTGGTCAAGGTACAATGTACGGAGTCACATCAATTACTGGTAAGGACTCATTAACAGGATTAAATGCTGGAGACACGATATACTATGCTCTGTTTGCAAGAACATTTCAATCTGATGACATAATATATTTCCCAACAGATGCATTTAATACAAGTGATGACGGTTTTTTTAGTTCTTTAATTATGGAAGTCCAAAAATGATTTCAAAAGCACAGGCATTAACTTCACTTGGATTTATTGGTGGATGGAAAATTAAAGAAAATAATATTGAAAAATGGTGGTCTACGAAAACTCAACCAACCGAAGAACAAATCCAAGAAAAGATTGCTGAACTAGAAGCAGCAGAACCTACCAGATTGCTTAGAGTAGAAAGAGATAGACTTATTGCTCTTACCGATTGGCGTTTCCGCAGTGACCTAACTCCATCCCAAGCATGGATTGACTACTGCCAAGCACTTCGTGATCTCCCAGCAAACTCAACTCCTGCATTGGATGAGAACGGACAACTAACAGGCGTTAACTGGCCTACACCACCAGAAAGTGAATAATGAGCGGAACACTGAAAGTAGGTGGCAAAACTCTAGCCACGCATGATACAGCAGCAAATGAAATCAGCTTTCACTCCGATGTGATGGCAACCACTGCTCAAGTCCAAGGTGCGCATACCACATTTAACGGATCTCATTCCGATACTGCAACAACAATAAATCTGGCATCTGTCTCTGGAATTTCAGCAGGGGACTATGTAGTTGGCGAGGGGATTGCGACAGGCACAACGGTTTCATCTGTAGGTGCTAGTTCAGTGGTGATCTCAGCAGGGTTAGATACAGACGGTGTTGGCATTGCTGGTGGTGAACAAATTAGTTTTTACAAATCAAATAAAGCACTCAGCCCAGGTCTGGTAGCAGGTCAACTATGCCGTGCGTGGGTTAATTTTGATGGTGATACAAGTCCTTATTCGATTAGGGCAGCTTACAATGTTTCAAGTATTTCACGAACTGGACAGGGTCTTTATAGAGTCAACTTTGCGACTGCGATGCCTGATGCTAATTATTCTTGTATCGCAACAGGTGGATCATCTGGATACAGAGGGAACTCTGTCAATATAACGAATATGGCTGTTGGTCTTGTAGAATTCAGTGACGGAATTGATAGCACTTATTATGATTCCAACTATTTTAATGTCGCAGTCTTCCGCTAACCCCAACTAGGCCGAGCATGAAACTAATACTTTTACTCCCACTCGCACTACTCGGATGTAGCGACTACCCAGCTTCTGAGGGCAACGATAGTGAAGCGAACCCGATTGAAATTCATATCAACATTGACACTCAAAACAACCTGACTGATCCGCCAGATAACGATTCAATGGAAGTCGATGTTGACAGCAATAGCGATAGTAATAGCGATTCCGACAGTAGTAGCGATAGCGATAGTAGTTCTGAATCTACGATAGATAACAGCACTGGATTTCAAGTCTACGAATTTAATCCAATTCTATAACTGAGTACTGTAATGCCAGAAGATTTTGTTCAAATATTAGGAGATCTTGGTGGCACAATGGCATCTCTGGCATTCGCTGGATATTTAATCGTTTACTTACTTAGAGGGTTTGCAGAAGAGAGAAAAATCCATCTTGACAAAGACAGCCGCAACGATGATGAACTTCGATCACTCATGCGTGAAAGTAATGCAGCCCTTATCAAAACGATGGAGCAGACAAACATCACTCTTAGTGAGATGAGAGTTGCAATTACAAGTCTTCATGAGTCAATTATGTACATGGAGAAGAGCCGTGGCTAGTAGAGTTAACAAAAAAGCTATGCCCTGCAACAAGCCCAGACCAGCGCCAGCAGGAAGCAAAAAGAAGAGGGTAGTCA